CAACACAACAACAATTAGATAATTTAACTGCAGCGCAGGCGGCACAGACGGCAGCACAAAATACTTATAACACTAAATTGGAAGTACGTAATGATAAATTAAATGTATACAATACAGAAAACAATACTTTGACTGCATATAATCAAACATTGACAACAAAAACAAACGCATACAATACTGCAGTAACAAATACTGCAAATTCTCTGACTGCAAAAAATAATGCAATTGCAGCGTATAATCAGTCTATTATAGATCTAAATAATGCTATAGATACAGCATGGGAATACTATGATGAACAATTAAATAGAGAAATTGCAATTGCAATTGCACAGGCTGCTGCCAACGCTGCTGCAAATCAGCCAACGCCAGAACCTACCCCTGAGCAATCCAATAGCCCAGAGCCCACACCAGAGCCAACACCAGAACAGACCCTAGAACCAGAACCATCTCCACAACCTACTCCTTCTCCTGAACCATCGCCTGAGCAAACGCAACCAGTCGATCCCACTCCAGAGCCAACGCCTGAAACCACAGATGAACCGACGCCAGAACCAACTGTTGATCCTGAGCCCACTCCTGAGCCTTCACCAGAGCCTTCACCTCTGCCATCGGATATAGATCCAGAGCCAACTCCTGAACCAGAACCATCTCCTGCCGAACCTTCTGAAGAACCATCTACAAATACTATCACAGATGATTTATCTGCGCTAGCAAATTTAACCAGTAAAGATAATGTAGTTGTTAAACTAACACCAGAACAGGCAGCGGCAGTAGCAAATGTTTTAATTGAATTAAAGCCAGAGCAAAAAGCCGAGGTAGCAAAAGACCTTGGAATTAAAACAGAAGAAATAGCTATAATTGCAGAGGCTATGAAAGAAAATCCAATTTTAGCTTCAGCGGTGGTAGAATTTTCTAGTAGGGAAAAAGAAAATGCAGATGCTCCAATGCCCTATACATTGGCAGATGCCACTACAGAATTGCAAACAGAGGCATTGTTGGCGGATCCAATAGGAGCATTAACAAATATAGATTTAGAAAAGGTCTTAGATCCCTCACAATGGGGCAAGGACATGACGGATGATCAAAGAGAAAAGGCGCAGGAAGTAATTGTGCCAGTAATAATTGCAAGTAATATTGTGGCAGCAGCCATGACAAGGAGGATATAATGAAAATAATTAAGGGAATCCTAAATTATACTTGGGAGGTAATTAAAGAAAGCATTGCCCAAATATTTACCCTCCTAGGGTTTTTTATAGCATGGTTGACCCTAACGGGTACCGCCCAGCAGGTAGTGGGCGTAGCAACAGTAATTGCTACTGTTATTTGGCTTGCCACCATCCCTCTTCGAAAAGAAGAATAAAAATGCTATAATAGAGGCATGAGAAAATTAGGTGCCTCATTAGCTAGCCTCATGCTAGCCCTCACAATTACATCGTGTAATTTTGATGGTTCATTCCGCTATCCATGTCAGGACCCAGCAAATTGGGAAAAGGCAGAATGTAATCCTCCAATTTGTGAGACTACTGGAACCTGCTCAAGAGATTTAGTCGGGCAGGAAGTATGGGATGAGTACCAGAAATCAAAGGTAAAGAATGGCTAGAGAAAGATTGACCCCACAAGATCTTGATGCAAGACTAAAATTTATTCTTGGCATCACACTTGGAACAATTCTATTGTGTACATCATTGGGTATTTTGTACGCTCTTATATTTGTAACACAACCAATTGGAGCACAATCAGAAAATGATAAGATGTTTTTTAATGTTCTTGGTAGCGTTGCAACATTTATTACTGGAACATTGGCAGGGTTGCTAATCGGACAGTCTGGTGCAAAAGATGTAATGGCGGCACAAATGGCCAACAAAGAAATTGATGCTAAGAACACACAGGCAGACAAGAAGCTTGAATCAGAATTAGAAATTAATGAATTAAAGGCTGAGGTAGAAGCAGATGCAGTCAGGGCTCGTCTTGATGCAAAGCCAAATGATCAAATGCCAGCAGAACAGCCAGTAGACACAGAATGGGATAAGGATTAAAATGTCAGATAATTTTCCAGTACCAGAAGAAACGGCAAAGGCTCCTAAAGGAAGTGCTGCCCGTTTAATTCAAGTTGCAAAATCTCAGGTTGGATATATTGAAGGTCCTAAAGACAATGAGACCAAATACGGCGCATTTACAAAAGCTAACTTCCAACCATGGTGTGGATCTTTTGTAATGTGGTGTGCAGATCAAGCTGGTGTAAAGGTGCCGAACACAGTTTATACTCCAGGTGGAGCAGCTGCTTTTAAAAAGGCTGGCAAGTGGATTGATGTAGATGTCGCAGATCCAGAGCCAGGAGATATTGCTTATTTTGATTTTCCTGGAGACGGGGTAGATAGAATTTCACATGTCGGAATTGTTGTAGAAGACAATGAAGACGGAACAGTGTGGTGTATTGAAGGTAATACTTCAAGCAGCAAAAAAGGCAGTCAAAGAAACGGCGGAGAAGCCTGTAGGCAGCTTCGTGCATTTAAAAAGAATAAAAAGAATGTACCAATTTCCATTGTAGGATTCGGTCGTCCTAAATTTAAAGCATAATGAATACTTATAGGGTTAAGCTAGAAATAGAAGCAGAAGTAGAGGCTTTTGATGAAGGCGATGCCCTAGATTATGCCAACGATATATTCGGCGTAGACGATGAAATAAAAAACGTTAAAGTAATTAGCGTAAAGGAGAAATAATTATGGCAACAGAAGGATACAAGCCCAGCGCTGGAATGCGAGCAGCAGCCCGCCGTGCAATTAAATTAAAAGAACAAGGTAAGGCTAAAGGAGCAGGAACAGCAGTAGGCTGGACTCGTGCAGGACAGCTTGCCCGTGGAGAAGCATTAAGCTTATCTACAGTTAAAAGAATGTATTCTTTCTTCTCTCGTCATGAAGTAGATAAAAAAGGTAAAGATTGGGACAATGCAGAAAACCCATCTAACGGAAAAATTATGTGGTTAGCTTGGGGTGGAGATGCAGGATTTTCTTGGTCCAGAAAAATTGTAAATAGGGAGAAAAATATGAAGAAGGCTGTGCTAACAGAAGAAATCGTAGAAGAAATTAAGGGTATCTTGGAAGATGTTGTAAACCCTATAGATGTAGTCATAGAAACAGAAGAAGACGGCTTGGAAAAGGCTTATGAGGGCTGTGACTGTGAAGAATGTAAAAAGATGAATATTTCCTGCGAAGACTGCGAAGAGTGTGAAGAAGAAGACGAAGAAGAAGACGAAGAAGAGATTTCAAAAAAGTATGAGTCAGATAATGAAGAAGAAGATAAGTGGGACAATATACAAAAGGCATGCTGGAAGGGCTATACCCAAAGAGGTATGAAAGAAAAGAATGGCAGAAAAGTGCCTAACTGCGTCCCCGTAGAACAAAAGGTAGATAAGGCTGCTTCCCCATGGGGCGGCATGCTAGACCCAAAAGTGCTAAGAAAATATGGCAGATAAAATAACAATTGAACAGATGAAAAGTATGTTTGAAAATTTAATAGACCCAGTAGTTTTAGATATAGACAAAGAGATGGAAGATCTAAAGATACCAGAAGATAAAGATTTATTGAATTTTTGATTGACAGGGCTGCGGCTTGTACTGTATAATATATATACAGGCTGCGGCCTTAATGTTTAGGCGGAATTACTAGACAGGGAAAAACGTGTTAAATCTTACATTAAAAGGTGTAGAGGTTTTCATACAAAGATACAATAAAAACAACCAGGAATCATATTGGGAAAACTACGATTTGATAATTTGGAAAAAAGATTATGCAGGATATACAAATATAAAGGGTACATTTAGAAACAATAGTTGGGGGATCTCAGATAGAATATCTGTAGATACAGATGGGATCTGGAGGTTGCCTAAGAGATATGTCAGACATTTTAAATGATCTAGGTATAGACGAAGATACATTCGACTGGTATCACTTGGCAGCATGTTTAGGAATGGACACAAATCTTTTCTTTGACAAATACGAGGCAGATGTAAACATAGCAAAGAATATTGATGAAGCATGCTTAAGCTGCCCAGTATCAAAGATATGTTATCAGTCTGGGATAGATAATAGCGAATATGGAGTATGGGGCGGCGTGTACCTTACGGCTGGCTCCACAGATAAGGCAAGAAATATTCACAAGACACAAGAAGTATGGAAAAGATTAAAGGCAAAAAATGACCTCTAATATCTACGACGACAAGCATTTTAAACACGGAATAAATTTGTGGACTGGAGAGCCTAACAAGCCAGTGTTTTATAGTCAAGAGATGAGAAAAAGAGTCAGAGAGATACAGAAGCCAGTACCAGACTTAATGATGGATGTTGTAAAATATCCAGAGTTTCTGGCGCTAAGACTTTATGAAGATAATTTTATTAAATACGATGGAATCAAAAAAGAGATGGTAATTGCTTACGTTGATAGAGTTAAAAAGTTAATAGAATCTTATGGAGTAAGATGCGAACTGGAGGGTGTACCGAGTGAAAAGATATTATGATATTGTTAATATTGTATTCTTACATGCAGAAAGATTATATGGATCCACAGAGTCTCTTGGGCTTTATGCGTCTAAGATTAAATACATCAAAGATGGAGTAGAAGTGGAAGAATTATTTAATAATGAAGATTTCACCGTAATGGATGAAATTGTTTTTGAGCACGTTGAGGAAGACAATAAGTGACCGAAAAAATCCTATGTTATTCATGTAACAAAACTAAAAACAAGCTGAGTGTTAGAAAGTCTATTCTAATTCCAATCAACTTGTTGATGTGTGAATCCTGTATATCAAATAGATATGAGCCAAGATGGGTAATAATTTTGGCTGGAAGGCAGTCTGGGTCTGACTCTGTGAAAGAGTTTATAATTAAAAGGAGATACTGCGGAGTAGAAATATCTGCATCAGAGCTCCTCGTTTAGACTTAATTTAAGATATAATTAAGGCATAATGAATTTAGATACCACCGCTCTAATAATTGCTATAGCTTCCTCATTATTGAGCGGCTTGGCGACTGGAATCTTAGCAACCTGGCGGGAGCAAAAAAGAGAAATAGCCCGAAGGTCGGAAAAAGAAAAAGACGCTCTATTAATGGAGCTAAAGGATCTAGAAATATCCTTTTATAAAATACAAAAAGATCTAGACGACTGGAAATATAAATATTATAATACCCTACAAGAACTAATTGAGGTCAAGGCTGAATTAGAAAGAACTATAACCCAGTTGACTACAATTCAGGCTAATTGCGAAGAAGACCACTAGACCACTGAATTTAAATTTAGTATACTATACCTATGACCTGCATAGTAGCCATTGCCCAAAATGGCACCGTTTACATGGGCGCCGATCATGCCGCCTCTGATGAGAAGTCTGGCTGGATTCTTGCAAGAAAAGATCCAAAAGTATTTAAAGTTGGACAATATGGAATAGCTTTTACTGATTCCTTTAGAATGGGACAGATACTTCAATACAACTGGACTCCACCAAAATATACGGCTACAAAAACAAACTCTGGGCTAGATAAGTTTATGAGAACAAAGTTTGTTGATTCAGTTAAAGATGCCTTTAGAGCGCATGGATATGGAAGTCAGGTTGCTGGGCAAGAAGATGAAGGCGGAATATTCTTAATAGGAGTATGCGGTAGGATATTTACAATGGATGAAGATTTTCATATTGCAGAAAATACATTTAATTATATGGCAGAAGGTAGCGGCGGAATGTTTGCGTTAGGAGCATTGCATGCAACTAAAAACCAAAAAAACCCAAGAATGCGTATAAAGCATGCCTTAGAAGCAGCAGCAGAGTTTAGCATGAGCGTAAGACCTCCCTTTACATATATACAAGTTTAGAGTATAATGGATCTATGAAATGGCTTAGCAGATTGTCAGGCCTTGTACTTGGTCTAATGACCCTTGATATGCTAAAAGAGTTTCTACAGAGCAACAGGATTCTTATTATTAATGATGATAATACAGACATTGAGATTGAAGAAGAAGTGAAAGATATAAACGATCTAAAACCAGATTACGTTAATGCCATCGATCTCAGGGGCACTCCAACCCACATATGCGTTTGCGGGTGCAACATTTGGAACTTAAAGGTTATGTTTAATGACGGACTCATATCGCAATACTTTTTGGATATGGAGTGTGCCAACTGCGGTAGTTTGGCTACGGCCCCTACCCCTATCGACAATAGAAATGAGTTAGATTAATGAGAAAATCAGAAAGACTTAGAATGGCAGAAATGCAAATATTAAGACTTGAATTTGAAATTGAGGTTCTTAAAGCTGCCGTTGAAGCCCTACTGGCTAACAACAAAGTCGAGGCCCCAGACCTTGACGCAGGAAAATGGTACAAGTCTAGACTTGGCGACAAATAATCTATTGACAGCCCTAGGCTGATTTAGTAAAATATATACATGAAGAAACTAACTATAACAGCTATACTGATAGCGCTATCTTTGATATCAACACATACGGCTACTGCAAATCTTCAAAACAAGAATGTAGCAAAGCCTGCACTCGCAATTTTAGACACAGCAATTGACACATCTATTCCTGAATTTAAGAATAAGATTGTGCATGAGGTATGCTTGCTAGAGCGTGGACCATGCCCTAATGGCGGAACAGTAATGGAAGGTCCAGGAGCAGCATCAATGTCGCCAGATCTAATTTCTAAAAATGGTTTTGATCATGGAACACAAATGGCTTACGTAGCCATCAGAAATAACCCTAACATGAACATAGTTTTTATTAGAATCATAGGAAATAATCCTAACGGGATACGTCAGGTAGCCACAGAAAAGACCTTTATCACAGCCCTACAGTGGGTAATTGAGAACAAGGACAAGTGGAATATTCAGGCGGTATCCATGTCCCAAGGACACCACAACCTGCCTACAGTAGTTGATTACTGCCCTAAAACCCCCAATACAGAGGCAAGGATAAAGACCCTTGTTTCCATGGGAGTACCAGTGTTTTTGGCAGCGGGAAACAACGGAGATCAGTTTAAAATTGATTGGCCTTCCTGTATTAAAGACTCTATATCTGTTGGAGCAACCATGCCAGCAAAGACAATTGCTGCATATAGCAATAACGATGCAAACCTATTAGACTTCTACGCACAAGGAACAATGCAGGGAATAACTGCAGGTAATCGTAAAGTCAATATGGCTGGAACGTCAGCATCAACTCAAATTGCAGCAAGTAACTGGGTGGCAGTAAAGGCTGTTAAACCTAATCTAACTTATTCAGAATTGTATGATCTCTTTGTAAGAACTTCTGAGCATACATATAACTCTAGAATTAAGAGCGGACGACTAATGAGTTTGGAGAAAGCTTTAAATGGCTGAGGAACAGATTACAGTATTACAATCCATAGTTGATCAAGTTGCGCTAGACCTATTTAATCAATGGGTCTCAGCGCTTCCTGAAAGCGAGAGGTCTGAAGAGGCCCTTGAAAGCATATCTAAAAATGCTAAAAACACAACCTTATTCGTAGTTAATAACTTTATGGATAAATTTAATAAAGCAGCAGAAGATTTAAAGAATCAAGACTAGTATTGACTAGCCTTACATTATATAGTAGGATTAGCACATGCAAACATTCTTACCAGAGGCGGACTTCGATCAGACTGCTAAGCATCTAGATCGTAAGAGATTAATTAAGCAAAGTGTTGAGAACCTTCAGGTACTCAAATCTTTGGCTGGCTATTATGCAGAGTCAGGTGCTTGGACTAATCATCCAGCAGTTAAAATGTGGCGTGGACATGAGGACTGGTTATTCTTATATAATGAATCAATTATAAAAGAAATTATTCTTCGTGGCTACAAGAATAGCACACACGCAAAATTCGATGAGATTTATGAAACTAACTTCATGGGTCTAGAGTCAGACAGACCTTGGTGGCTAGGGGATGAAAAAGTTCATTACTCTCACAAAGGTAGACTACACGAGAAGGACCCAGAAAACTATTACTTCTACAGTGAATACTCTGACTATCGACAACTGGGATACACCTGCTGTTCATCTTGTAGTTACTATTGGCCTACACATGTTGAGGCTGTATGATAATCACAGATGAAAATTTTGATCAGGCAATCAAGGAGAACGCTACTTTACTGGTAGAATTTTGGGCAGACTGGTGCGGACCATGCAAAATGCTTGCTCCAGTATTAGATTCTGTTACAAAAGAAACAGGATTACTCGTCGGCAAGATAAATGTTGATGAGAATTTAGAAAAACCAGCTGAATATGGCGTATCATCAATACCATATATGGTATTATTTAGGGATGGAAATCCAGTCCATAAAATAATAGGTGCAATGCCTAAGCACAAATTGTTGGCGGAGTTAGCACAATGGATTTAACATTTGATGAATGGATGGCATATGGGATTAAAAAGGGTTGGTGCGGACCTCCTATATGTTACACACACGATGGACTACCAATGTCTGATATCGAGATGCAGGGTTTTGAAGAAGGCGAAGATCCATGTATGCATGTCGTAAGAATGTACGAAGACATTGCAATGAAAGAAACTATAGAGGAGAATCACTCCCCGTCAAATTGGCGGAACTCGTACACAAACTAGAATTCCACGCTCACAAGAGGTGGATATGATAAGGAGAAATAAATTAAATGAACTCATTTAAAAAGATCGCTCTAGCCATGGTTGCAGCCATGACTATGGGTACACTTATTGCAACACCTGCAAGTGCTGCGCCTATGACAGTTGCTTTGGACGTTAACGGAACCGCTAATACAACAGCATCCGCTATCGCCACGCCAGCTCAATTGCCAGTACCTTCAGATAATGAAGTAAATGCAGCAGACGCTCTTAAGTTTGTAGCAACCGTAGATACAGGTACATCAGTAACTGTAACAGCAACAAATGCAACAATCGTATCAGCACTGCACACATCTACTGCCCCAGTAACATCTGCGTCAGGATCATCATCTTTGACAATTGCTACTGGTACAGGAACAACTGCAACGTTTTATGTATATACTAAAACGACAGCAATTGGTACCGTGGTTGTAAATAACCAAGGAACCACACTAACATATTATGTACAAGGAACAGTAGGTAAGATTAATACTCTTACAGTTTCTTCACCTGCAAGCGGTGCTGCTGGAACTAAGCAGACAGTTACCGTAACTGCCACAGATATTTTTGGAAACAAGGTATCAGGTAAGTCAATTACTGGTCGTGTTTTTGGTTCAGGCGGAACGCTTGAAACAACAACCGCTACAACTGGTGCAACTCTTGCAACTTTTGGAGTAGCAGAATTTAAGCTTACTCTTCCAACAGACTCGACACGCTCTCTCGTAGAGTTTTCGTTGACAACTGCTGGAGATGGAGAATCTGCTAACGTGACTGGTCTAACAGCACGTACCCTTGCCCCATACGCAGAAATCACAGTACGTGATCTTGCTGCAGAACTTGCAAAGGCTCAAGCAGATCTTACTGCAGAAAAGGCAGCACGTGCTGCTGATAAGGTAACTGCAGATGCTGCTCTCGCTGCTGCTGTAGCAAAGGCCGCTTCAGATGCTGCTGCTGCTAAGGCTGCTGCTGATGCTGCTGCCGTTGTTGCTGCTGCTGAAATTGCTAAGTTGAAGGCTGATGCTGTAACTGCTAAGGTTGCTGCAGACAAGGCGCTTGCTGATGCAACCGCTGCTGCTAAGGCAGAACTAGATGCCGTTAAGGCTGCAAATGCTAAGGCTCTTGCTGATATCAAGGCAGCGTTCAACACGCTTGCTAAGAAGTGGAATCTAAAGAATCCAAAAGCAAAGGTTGCTTTAGTTAAGTAATCTAATTGACAGGGGTGGCCAAGTGCCACCCCTGTTCTATAAACAGAAAGAAAAATGAAAAAGAATACAACTACAGTTTATTGGGCCCCACACTCGACACCAACAGACGACGGGATCGGAAACTGGAACATGCTATACGAAGATCCCCAGACACTATTTAAGTATTGGACACAACACGAAATAAAAGAAGAGGACGAAGCCTCAATGATACAGTGTCCTGCTTTTGCAAATATTTCAAGAAACACATATGTCTTTAACTCCCCAATTGATTTTTCTTTTGCGTATAAGGCACACTCAACTCTAGGACATCAAATAGAATTAACTCCACTAACTAAAGAATATATTTCTGCATTCATACCAAGAAATCAAACTATGCATGTAGGCCCAAATATGGAGCTGGCGATGAGGCTTCACATGTTCTCAGAAGAGCCGCTAGAAATAATGTTAACTGGACCGTATTTGCATAAAACAGAATATACAAAATACGGAGTCCTAACTAGCGGGCAATTTGATATTGGTCAATGGTTTAGACCAATCAATTGCGAGATTCAGTTATTTGGACAAGAAGGAGAGATTCATTTCAAAAAGGACGAACCTTTATTCTATGTTAAATTTCTGACCGACAAAAAAATAGATTTAAAAAGATTTGAACTTACAGAAGAAATAGATACCTACGCAAGGAAATGCATAGGGGCAAAAACCATCTATGGGCTACGTAATCCATTGTCTTTTTATTACAATAAATTCAATAAAACCAGGACAAGAGATATTGTTCTGAAGAAAATAAAAGAAAATTTGATATAATACTACTATGGGAAAACATCATGACAAAATAGCCAAGTCCTTAGAGATACGGCAAAGAAATTGGAAGAACCCAGCGGGCAAGGCTCCAGGGTCTATGAATAGAAAGAAGACGGGGTATAACAGAGTAAAGGCTAATGGCGCAAAATAAATGTGAAATGCCAGGTTGCGATAAGCCTGCCACCCACCTAACCTCAACAGAATCAAAGTTTATAGAGATATGTGCCGATCACTGGCATGATAAGTACAAAAAATGATATAATGGTCTAGATGGCCTTCTAGACCCATCTAAGTCAAACCTATAGGAGAAAAAAATGGCAGACGGAAAAGATTTAAACGGATTTACCTCACCAAAGGTAAACGATGCATCACCTTGGTCAAGCAATGAGCAATATGCTCAGGATCCAAAGGCTGCTTTCCCATCAACAGACAAGTCTTCACAAGACGGTGCTGGACTCGGCAACGGCGGTAAGTAATATGTGCGTTGAATGCGGTTGCGAAAGCGTTGGAAGCGAAACTGGCATTGCCAGCGTAAGCATTAATGATGTCTCAAATGATGGAAATGCGGGTCTTACACTAAAGATGACTGCAACTCCAGAACAAAGAGAAAGATTTATTAATGAGTAATAATGGAACAGGGATGGACACTCCGCCTAACACACAACCTTCAGGCGCAGTTACATCACGGGAAGCAACAAGAAAGCATCCCAAGCAAGGCGGCGGATTTAAGGTAGATAGAAATAGACACGGTATTCGTAGAGAAACAAGTCTAGTTCAACCGCCAAAGAAAACAAGACCAAAGAAGGTTTAGGTTAAGGCCCCTTCGGGGGCCTTAATAAATTATGTGTAAAAAATGTGGTAAGTGTGAATTAGAACATCCATATAGCATAGACGATGCTATTGACAAGACCGAAGAGATTAATCTATAATATAGTATGGCTGTCAAAATAGAGTTTTCAAGATACGATGGGCTAGAAGATCCATTCCCCCCACTTCCTGCTAACCAAATATTGCCTATTTGGTATAAAGAAGCTCAAAGTTATTGGCAGGATCAGAAAAGACCTTTAAGAGATCAACCATATGTAACCATTAAAAAATGTGTTCCTGTATTAGACTCTATGTCATCTGGATACATAATTAGACTTGGACAAGATATATTTATAGAGCAACAAAACGATGGCCCATACATTCATTGGAGAACAGATGCGGTAAACTCACAGGGCTCATTGATCACAGAGCATGCAGAATTTCAAGTACAACAGCACCCAGATAATCAGTACGGATACCAATTAAAGATAGAGAACCCTTGGTTAATTAAAACTCCAAAGGGTTATTCATGCATGTTCTTGCCACCTATGCACAGAGAAAACCAAATATTAATTTTGCCTGGCGTAGTTGACACAGATTCATATTATGAAAGAGTTCATTTCCCATTTAACCTGAAGGACAAAGATTTTGATGGATTGATACCAGCGGGAACCCCAATAGTTCAAGTAGTGCCTTTTAAACGAGAATCATATAAAATGGATGTAGTGCAACCAGATAAGAAACTACATCAGAAGAATGGCTTAATAGCTTCTTCTAAACTATTCGATGCATACAGAAACAACTTCTGGCATAGAAAGGAATATAAATGAATAAGATTAAAAATAAGACAGTCATAACATTCATGGTAGCAATGCTTGCCATGAATTTCTATGCTTGGACTGCTGTTACGGTGAAGAACGATAAGACTGTAGAAAATATCTACAAGGTTTTAGAATCCTGCAAAGTAAAAAATGGCTGAGATCGAAGACTTAAAGAAAAAATTAGAAGAAGCTGAGAACATAAAACTATTCTATTATAAGTCTTGGGAAGCCCTTGAGAAGATCGTAATAGAATTAAAAGAATTAATAGAGTACGCAGGTCTTGACGAATCCAATCCACCATTGTATAATAAGATACTAGACATTATTTATAGAGATTCGGAGGCGGATAATAATGAGAAACTTTCTTGATGACTCAATTGTAGAGCATAACTCTAGGCCACCCTTGCGATGGATCGCAAATTGGGCGGGGTCAAGAGCATCATCAGCAGTAATGAGGGCGGCATGGCTAGATGAAGATGGAATAGATAAAGGAATTAGACAAACAATTAACTCTGCTATTTACAGACTACTATGGCCTATGTATCGCAAGTATGGAACATTCTATAAAATAGATTGGCCTATGGATGGGCAAGCTTGGGAAGATTATGATGAGGATGGAGTTCCATATTGGGAGAAGACAGGAACGGTGGATCCAGATTACTATCACTGGGACTATATCGATGAAGAAACTGGCGATGCATTTAAGGTAATAAATTTTGGCGGTAAAGAATGACAATTGATGAGTTTGCAGATGGCTTTGAAAAAGGCTATAACACCGCCCTAGAGGCTATCAAGAGACAAGTAGACAACATTGATCTAGAGGATCAAAGTAATCGTAGTCTAAATGCTCTTGGAATGAAGATGTTAATACTTAGAATATTAGATAAGAAATATTAAGATTATATTGGTCACAATTAGTGAACGCAAAAAGTGCGGCGAGAGTAGAGAAGGAGTTTTAAAATGGCAGATAAGAAGTTAATTGTGCCACTAACTGCAATACTTGCAGTTGGCATAGTTTCTTTATTGGCATACAAAGCAATAGAGTCATTAAATACACTTAGCGACCCATTTGATTTTTCAGAGAAAGATGAAGTTGATGAAGATTTTTAGAATAATTTATTTCTGTTCTATAAAAAAACAACACAACTTCATTTCAGCAGGAACTTGTCCATTTACAGGGAAAACATATAAGTCCTGCTCAAGGTGTGAATTAACTATAACAGCATGAGTGCTATAGATTGTCCATTTTGTTGGTCGGTAGTCAATGAGGAAGTAATGGCAAAGCATATTGCTTGGCATTTCCCAGGAGACGAACAAGATACGGAGCGACCCATATTTGAGTCAGATATCCCATCAGGAAATGTGATAGATCTATGAGCTACCCACTTCCTAAAGACCCAATGTTGGCTGCATACTTGCAGCATTTAAAAGAGCGGGATGTCCAAAAAGCCTCAATATGCGAATACTGCAAACAACCATCCACCAGTATAAACTCAGATGGATATCAGATACTATTTGTCTGTGACAACCATTACATAGAAGCTGATGATGTTATATTGGATACTAGTCAACCAGGAATATTACATTACATATATCCCAATGGCAAGAAGGTTTCAAAAGAGATGATGGATCCAAATGTTGGAGAATGGCTAAAAAAGGAAGATTAATGCTAAAAGTATATAAAGACAAAACAAACAACCTTTGGTATTGGCAGATAAATGAGATTAAATCTGAATCTATATTTAAAAGTAAAAAGCAGGCTTGGGCCAAAGGAAATACTTTTATAGACTTAACTAAAGGAAAATATAAATGAGAATTTGGGAGTATAGCCTTACAGCAGAAGAAGAGGCTATTTGTGTTGAAGTGGGATATCAACGTCAAAAGCCATACTTTGGCGATCCTAGCAAGAATATAAATTATGCTGAGGGTGATTTATGGGAGATGTGGCAACATGTCGTATGTGCAGGATCCGAGCTAGCTTTCGCCAGAATGATGGGCAAAAAGGACTTTGTCCCACATTTTAATAAATGGAAAACTGAACTGGATATACCTGGAGTTGGCGAGATAAGATATTCATTTAAAGATTCTAGTGGATTAAGATTTACATCAAGAGATAACCCAGATCTCAGATACGTTTTATTGACAGAAGGACTGGCTGTAAAAAATAGGGTCGAAAAGGGTGAGTTATATAGAAGCACTCCCTATAAAGCAGTAGGATGGTATTGGGGGCGGGATGCAATGAAACCCGAATGGCTATCCCCATATAAGAATAAGTCTTGGTATGTACCTAGAAACAAATTAAATCCAATGCCTAATAAAGTAGTTAACTAAGAAATATTATTGTATAATAGACTAATGTCTATATTATGTAAATGTGATAAATCACCCTTATTTCCAAGATGTGTGAAGAATCCAGAATATTGCCCAAAAGTAGCTGAAGATAAAGAACAAGACGCTATATGGGCTACACAAATTTCATTTGAAGAGTAGCTAACACTTCTCCTACCCCCCACCTTTTTCTCCTCTCTAATGGCTTTATAAGCCCTTTTATGTGGAGTAAAGTGGAGCATTGTGGAGAATAATTACTATCGATATAAGAACAAATACTATAGTTATATATAATTAAAGATATTTATGATATTGAGCATATCACAATGTAAGACGTAATGTCAATATGTAGCATATTGGCCTATATATGTCAATAGATGTTCTGGGAATTTTTTTTATGTGGTCGTAATAGGCAATTTTGGCCCACAAATTTCGATCAGATTTTGTCATATTTATATAACATTTTGTTATATTCTATATAGATTCTTGACAATTCTGATCTAATTTGCTAGGATTTTCAGGGATTTTATATATATGATCGTAATAGAAGAATTTGGCCCACAAAATGGATAGGAAAAAACCCTACATAACTTAGATTAGTTATATAGGGTTTATAGATCCAAAGCTGGGCTATTTGCCGAGTGCTTCCAATACATCATTTAGGGCATCTGCTAACATTAGGTTTTCTGTGGTATTACCTTTTTCCCATTCTGTTTTGAACCGCCGAGCCTCGAATTTGATAATCCATTTTACGAGTTCCATTATTCTTGCCTGTGTGTATAATGGCATATCTGTAGATATAACATCTGCTACAACTGCGAAGTTGAAGTATGGGCCATCTACGGCTTCCGCCATTTGATTTGCTAGATTAGTTTCTTTAGACTTGATGTCAATTGATTTGGTATATTTGTTCATAGTCCGCCTTTCGTCCAAAGATTATACCAAAGGGGGCTGACATTCGTCAAGCCCCCTTTGCGTTATTTAGTTATTTGTCTTGCTGTTAAGTTCCTTGGAGAACTTAATTCCCTGCTTTTCCGCCTCCTGTAGGGCCTGCTTGGCGGCTCCAGAGAATCGTCCACGCTTTCCTACGGTGATTCCCTTGCTTACTAGATATTCACGTTTTGTTGTCATTTTCTATCCTTTCATGATAGGTTGTATATTTTAGCAGAAATCCACGGATTTGTAAATAGCTGCCGTAATGCATGTTTTGTGCCCACGTCCCACACGTGGAACAAACTTATTCCAGATTAGTTATTTCTTCTACTGCAAATGGATCTATAGTTAAATCCGACTCCAGCTCGAACCAAACAGAGTTTGATTCCTTTGCAAGGTCCCAGGCCTGTTCCTGAGACTCTGCTTCTACGTCAATGTAGTACTTATGTAGTTTGTCGCCATATACCCTGTATTTAGTCATCTAGCCATCCGTCCTCATCCAGGGATACAAGGAAGTTATTGTCCCTCATCCAATCACGAATTACTTCTTCTATGATATCGCCGCCTGAATCCATGCTGAGGCCAAAGCCGTCTACATCATCCCAGAACTTATCAAAGATTTGTTTTAATGTTATGCCTTCAGGCACAGCCTCATCAACATAATCATTTACAGCAAGGTCCTTCATCTGATAGTTCTCAAATATCTCTCTGATGATATCAAATGACCAAACCCACATTAATGACGGGAAGACAGGAATCTTCTCTAACTTATCTATAATCTCATTTAGTTGATTATAAACATCATCTCTACGTGTAGCCTCCTGTAGGTCTAATGGTTCATTGATGTTTGCTTTATCCATTTCGTTTTGCCCTTTCATCGATTGCGAATGCTAATGCATATGTCATTTGATAGACATATGTAAGAGCGTCTAATTGGCCTTCCCAATACTTCCGCTCCATGGAATCCATTGCTTCTTCTGTGTAGTCTTCTTGCTCCTGTGCCGCTTCCAGTTCACGCTCTGCGTCCAACATGAGCACCTTTAAATGCCCGTGCAAGATATCAGTCCCAGAGGACCCAGCGTCAACCTGCTTCTGCAGGTGTGGTTCCAGTTCTAATGTGTTCACATTATCTCCTCTACATATTCAAGGATGTGCATTGTAGCAGAAACTTGGCCGCTTGTATAGTTATACTCAAAATCTAATTCAGCATAATCTTTTGAGGCGGGGTCCAAGGAATCCATTTTATTAGATAACTGAGATAGGTCCTCATTCAAAGACTGTGCATGTAATTGAAGATAAGTAACCAGTTGTGTCTTCCTATTAATATATTCAGATTCCATTATTCCACCTCAAAGTAATCATTGTCTTCTGGAGTTAAATTATAAAAT